CTCCAAGACCTACACCGCCACCTCCACCGCCGCCTGTATTAGCTGCGGGAGTTGCTGGAGCAACCGGAGTAGGAGTAGGTTTTAACGGAGTTGTACCCGTAGCCCTTTGCGCCAAGATATCCGTGTAGGGACGGAACACTTCCTTGTCCTGCGTGACGTACGGATACGGCGACTGGCCCATCAAATAGTTGTAGGCAGCGGCAGAGTCACCCGTCATGGGAGTAAGTGTAGGAGCAGGGGCCACAGGAGCAGAAGCAATAGCCTGTGTTAAAGCAGCCTGCGCAGGGGTAGTCGGAGCGGCTTGGAACGGTGTTGTAACTGCTTGTTGTGCTGCTTGTTGCGCGGCTTGGTTTTGTGCAAACCGTGCTTGGGATTCGTTAATCAACTGTTGTTGAATGGCTGCTTGTGCCGCAGCGTTACGGAAGTCTGGTTGTGTTGGTTGTTGGGATTGTTCAGGAGTTTGATTACCAGCCATTCCTTCTTGAACAATATTACCGATACCACTCAAAAACCCGCCAAGTTCCGCATGGACATACCCATCATCAGACGGTTTAACAGCGCCGCCTTCGGCGTAGAGCCTTGAAGTCGACACAGGAGCGTATGGTGTTAATCTGCCAGTACGAATGTCATAATCAAACGGACGTACATACCCCGGACCTTGTGAAGCTGACGGTAAACCTGTGGTGGTTTGTACACCAGAGCCAGCCAGTATAGGAAGCGTTGCGGCAAGACCATATTTAGCAAGACCTGTTCCGCCACCCATTGCATTCATAAATGACTTGGGGTCATTGGTAGCGTTTTGAGCACCGGCTTTTAGTGCATCAAATCCAGTAAGCGGCGCAGTTCCCTCTTTGGCTTGTGCAAGTGAAGCGATGGGGTCAGCAGATGCGTTTGCCGCCTGTAACATTTCAGGCGACGTGCTTCCCAAATTCATCAAACCTGCGGACAACCCAGCGCCACCATATGCGCTCAAACCCGCCATCAAACCTTTTTCTAAACTACCAGTAGAAAGGCTCATAGCCGCGCCAGCAGCCAAACCCGCTTGACCAGCGGACATTAAACCAAATCCAGCAGGGCCCAAAGCAAAACCGGCGGCTAAACCAGCTAGTGGGGCATTCCTGCCACCCAAGTCCAGACCTTCTGAACCTGTAATTTTTTTCAGACTTAAAAGGCTCATTTTTGCCTCTCAAAATAGGGGTTATTGAACTGTATCATGCCGGGAGCGCAGACACAAATTGACAAGTGAAAATGATGCCCGGTGAAACCGGGTGGACGGGGCTGGTTCCAGCCGGATAAGAGCCAAGCACGGTATTACCCGTGTCTGATGTCCAAACCAACTGGACATAATCCGTGGCCAACAAGTCCAGAAAGTAGTTCCAAGACGCAATATATGCGCCGGGGGAAGTTCCATGTTTGGGTGCGACCTCAACAATACCCGCAGTAGCTGACACATCCGTCCCGTTTTTCCGAATCCAAATGGTCACGTTGTCTTCTGAAGTCGTGAAATTGAGCAACTGGGCACTAAGTTGAAGGTTGTAAATGCCTGAATTTGAAAAGACAAGTTGGGTTTGGTCTGAAGGGTTAGTCGCTACGCCGTTGCTGTAGTCGGTGTTATTGAATAGGACTTTACCAATTGTTGTAGGCGAACCAGTCCCCTGCACCTCAGTGATCGCCGCTCCAGCTGTGTGAGCCACGTTGGTCGTCCCAAAAACACCCCGAGTAATGGTTCCGTCAAAAGTTGTAGCCGTTTTGACTGTGTAACTGATGATCTCGTTGCCGATCAAAATCCAGCCAGATGAGGGAAAACCCGAAGTATCAGCCACTGATATGGGGGTGGTGGACACATTGGTGATGTTGGCAGACAGGGTTGTAGTGCCATTTTGATGGAACGCCCCGTAGGGAAATGAGATAAATTTTCCCCCTTGGTTGCCAAACAACTCAGACATGGCATTCTTGAGCTGGTTGAAATACAGACGCAAGACGTTGGAAAATTGATCCTGATATCGTCGGTCGTACTGATCCGTACCCAACGGGAGGTTGGGAGGTGCCGGATTGATGATGCGTTGGGTCATTACCTACGACCGTCCGGCCTGATATCTATACGCGGTGCGCCCAACTGCCATGTGGTGTTGATCTTGTTGGAGCCAATCTTGAAGATCATCTGTCGGCCACGGAAGCGGGTGTAAATCTGCCCCGTAAATTCCTCAGTGATGTAGTACGCTGAACCCAATTTGACAGGTTGAGACGCATCGCTGGTCACGCCCGAACCCGAGTTGGTCAAGCCATAGAGCTCCATGGTGACTTGGGCAGGGGTGTTATCGGTGGGGTCGTTAGACGAACTCTCAAAGGTCAGGTCAGGCAGGATGCGCCAAACAAACCCAAAGTTGTGACCATCGCCAATATCAAATTCAGACGACGAAATGTAGGCGTTTATGGGGGCAGTCGTTGTGGTTTCGTTGTCGTTGATGCCGCTTTCGTGGTCAACAATGTTGTAAGTGTATGTAGCAGCTTGCGGGTAAGACCGCAGGCCAGAATCCGACCACGCTGTTCGTGCCATCGTGCCGTAGTACCAGACTTTTTCCACATAGTTGTAGACAACGTACTTGTCCACGGCGGTTGAATTTGCGGAACAATAAAACCACCAGATTTCATTGAAACCTTCGTTTGTACCCGCAAAAATCTGGGCAGCTTGTGATTGGTTTAAGTCAGAAAACACATACCGACGTAGGTCACAATTGAGTGTTTGCACTCGCCCGTCATAGGCATAGAACTTATCAACGCCCATCCAGTACACGATACCAGAGGCAATGATGGCGGCGTTTTGCCCCATGATGGAAATGTTGTCGCCCAACAATTGAGATTGCCAAACATACGGCGGGCCGAGGTACTGAAGCGAATACACAGACGCATCTGTGATCACCACAATTTCCTGGCGAGTCTGAACAGTAGCAACGATTTTAGAGCCATGCGATAAACGGATATAGCCCGCTTGGCTTGTTGCATCAGGCGTCCAGTTATAAATGTCATCCTGATTTGACCAACGGATCAACATTGGGTCTAACGTGGCAGAGCCATAGTCGTTGCAACCAAACGCAATCAAAAACCGCGATGTATCAGAAATAATAAACGTGTTCTGTACCGTTGGAATATCCACAGGTGTAATAGTCTGTGTACCGGACTGCACCCCCGAGGTATTGACAATAGCCCCAGTCGAGTCCAACAAATTAAATGTCAGCCCATCTACGTTGTAGACGTAGTAGGTTGTACCTGCAACAATCCCCGTTGGTAACGCCCCCGTGGTGGAGAACGATATAGCCGCGCCCTCAGTGTAGAGAACGGTGGACGTAATAACGGCGGGTGAAGCAATGGTAATGGTAGCTGTACCACCCAAAGAATTTAAAGGAACACCACGCGTAGTTACACCGCTACTGGCACTCCAATAGTAAAACGCCCCGCCAGACGGCCCAAACACGAGGTCTTGGCCGTAGTTCATTTGTGACCACAAACGAATAGAGGTGACAGATGTTCCACCGTTACCCCAAGTACCAGACCCCCATTTGCCCGCGCCCCAGCCAACGTACGGAACTGCGTACGCCGGACCAACATTAATTTGATACGCCGCAACAACCGCCGCACCGCCACCGGGCGAGCCAGCAATAGCCGTAGCGTTGGGGGTAACTGAGATTGTGATTGTGTAAGTGTCTGGTCCGGTAACGGTGACTTGAAACTCTTTATTAAGCACCGCCGCCGTTACGTTTGTACCGCCACCGCCTATGGCAACGGCACCGCTAAAAGTCACAAAGTCCCCAGTCACACAACCGTGAGCCGTGTCAGTCACCGTTACCGTGGTCGAAGCCGTCAGCGCGAATGGATTGTTGTTAATCGTAGACGTTGCTCGAATCGGTGTGATGTCGTTATACGCACCGCCGTTTTCAATGTAAAACTTCAGGTTTGTACCAACGCCAAGCAGGTTTAGGAAACTCAACGTCACCCAATTCCACAGAGAACGGCAAACGCCTTGGAATGTGTTGTTGGAAATTTGTTGCCAGCCACCGATGACCTCGGGGTTCCCTTGACGGAAACGTATTTTGTCGCACTCATACCAACCGCCTTCGGTCGTGTACCGTGTGTTTTCCCGGTTGACCCCCGGTTTGAAGAGCACCTTTTGTAATGGCATGGTTGTCCCTACGACAGAAACAAGTTGCGTTCGTCAATGCGGCGGTTTTGCAACCCTTTGAGTATTTTCCCACCAGCCATGCAATACTTCAAGAGTTCTTCAGCCGCACCCTCTTTATCGCCCCGATTAAGTTTCTGGCGAAGCGTCGAACGCTGGAGTGTTCCCAAACCGACGTTAAAACTGAAAGACACAAGAGCGTCAAACATGCCTTGTGTAAGAGGGGCAGTGATATATTGCTCCACGCCTCGTTCAAAACGGCTGAGATCAGACCGAAGAATTCCATCGACTTCCTCCATTGTGAAAGACCGGTCGTCCTCTGGGCGCAGAGCCACCGACATCCGATCCTCCAGTTTTAACTTACCCTGATCTGGGTACATCACATGGCCCACCCCGATTGTCCAAAGTTTGGCTGGACATCTATAGGGCTTTTGTCTTACACCTTCGTGGTGTTTGATCATAGCCACGGCGTTGGGGGAAACATTCATTTGCCAAATGCCCTGCCACCAAAGTGAAATGCGATGATGCTGGCAAACAGGGCTTGGGTATCGTTATCCCATAGTTGGTCGGCCATTTGCTGGAACTCAACCCCTGTTCTAATCCCGTGCCAAGCCAGAGCCGCATCAATCCCGACCAGCAGGAAGAAAAACCCATAGGTAATGACGGGGCGAACGCTGGCTCGCAGGTTCTTCATCCACTGGCTTGTACCCTCGTTTAAAGCGGTGTCATGGGCATATATGGCCTGCATTTCGGCTTTTTGGGCATCAATCAGACTGGTTTTGACTTGGGTGCTAGTCTCCAACATCAACTGCTGGGTGTGAATCTGCTCCACCCGCTCTTGGGCTTCAAAGCCGACTCGGCGCATCTCAAGTTCCCGCTGAATTTGCATTTGCGCTAATTCCAGTTCGTGGCGTTTGTCTGAGCGGTCTTGGAAAAAATCCAACAGTTTGGGCAGTCCGCCCATCAGGAAAGAGATCAGAGTTGAGAGCAGGGTCAGCATGATGCCTCCATCAGTTCAGCAAAATAAACAGGCAAATGCCCAAAAACAGGCCGATGACAAACTGTTCAAGGACGGTCATTTTTTACCTAGCCGTTCGTAGAGAACCGCAATGTCTTGACGGTTGTGCATGATGTCGTCACGGTTCTTTTGAATTTCTTTTTCCAAGTCCTGCCGTAACTTCTCCCGAGCCAACTCGGCCCCAGTATTGGTGGCCTGTTTGTTGTCGCTGGTCACAACCAAACTGATCTTGTTGTTTAAGACCGTTACCTCATGGTTCAGGGTATTAAGCGCAGACATCAAATAAACGACGCAAGTGAACATAATTGGCAAAATGGCAAATGCGGTTTTTTCAATGAGTTCGTGTTTGGCTTTGAATTCGTCCATCATTTGTCCTTTGCAAACATGATTCCTTGGATCACCAACCAGATCAGCGGGGGGACCAACAGAACCACCAGCACAATCCCAATCACCAGATTAACCAACTCAGCCATCTTTCTGGCTTTGACCCTTGCGGCGTCGTTGGCTCTGCGTCTGGCTTCCCGCTGGGCTTCTTCACTTTCCTTGACCCGTTTCTGTATGTTGTCCCAAATGTCGGCGTGTCCGGTTTGAAAGAAAATCATCTTCAGCTGATCCTCAAACTGCTTCTGGGACAACAACTCCATTTCAATTTGGATGGCCTGCGCCAGCGACGAGCCACCCTGTTTCTTTGCCTCCTCAAGGGCTTTTACAGTTTCCTGCTTATGCCCAAAATACTGCCCCAACAACGGGCCAAGACTGGATACATCATCTATCGTTGCCTTGGCTTTCTTGATGACCTCAACCGTCTTTTGGACGGCGGCAAATGCGGCCAGCGCGGTGGTGATCGGGTCCATGATTCACTTACCAACTCCAAATAAAG